TTAGTCTGCTTTCACATTTTTGTCTAATTGCTCGTTGATTAGCTCTTGCAGTTCTTTTAAATCTTCAATAGTTGCTTTATTTCTGATAAATCCACGAGTACGAGAACGCTCGTTCAAATATCTTGTTCTTTCCTTATTTTTTTCTTGCCATTTTTTGTTTGCTTCAGTTTGTGGTTGTGCCATACTTATACCTCCAATTAAATGAATTTATTTATTAACATTAAAATTATAACTAATACCCACACTATAACCACTGCTTTTATTAGTTTGTTATTATTTTTCATCAGTTTATCCTTTCATTTTCTAATAATCTATGATAAACTACAATAAAGGTTGGGGCTTTCGCCCCTCGCTTCATTTAAGTTTCAAGATTAATTCTAGTAGTTGATTGATTAGTTCTATTATTCCAGTAACTAAACTAATTATCAGTAACGCTGTTTTAATTCTTGAAGCTTTTTCTTTTTTGTTTCTTTCCGATCGCTTCATTTCTTACTCCTTTCTATATTTATATTATACTATGCAATAGTATAATTGTCAAGAGAAAAGTGTTAAATTTTTAATTAATTTTTAACCAATAAAAAATAACCCTCCATTTAAGGGTTATTCTTCTTTAGCTTCAGATTCTTCTCTATTCATTTTTTCAAGTCCTTCGTTAATTTTCTTATCGTTCTTGTCTAATTGTTTCTTTAAATCATCGTTTTTTTGTTTCGTATATTCACTTTGCCCATTATCTGTGTTTTGATTATTAGGACTTTGATTAGTAGTCTGATTAGCTTTTTGTGGCTCAGAACCTTTCCAAATTATCTTCAAAGGTGATAATGGGTCTGACATACCTATTTGGGTTTGACTAAGGGCATTACCAGTCTTAATGTATACCGGTACGATATTTCCTGGACTCAGAACGCTAGTAATTATTTCACTCTTAGTGTTATCATCTAGTGCAACAAAGTCATCAGAAACAAAGATAACAATAGACTCATTAGAAATATCAGATGATAATATATAATTACTATCTGCAACTAGTCCATCCAATCTTTTTGATTGTGTAGTCTCAGGAATAGCTTCTTCACTTGTTGACTGAGGTACACTCTCTATAGGCTGTTCAGTTGAAATCGTAGTGCTTGAGCTTGACGATTTTTCTGAAGAACTAGATATCTTAGTTGTGCTTGATGATTGGCTATTCTTTTCTTTTTCTTTTGATAATTCAGTCCTGTATCTTTCAGCTTGTTTATGATTATCGCTATTACTTTTCAAAGCATATGCACCAATTCCAACAATAAAAACAGAAAGTACAACAACTAATGCAATTAACTTCTTTTGTTTTTTCATAATTACACCTTTATCATTTTTTATTTTATTATACTATACAATTAGCAAAATATATAATAATTGTATTTTTAAGCATCAAAAAAAGCCCTAGCATAAGCTAGAGCTTTTTAACATTTTATATCTTGTGGCTTTATATATTTATACGCAATTATTTTACATATGAATATTCCGTTATTCTCCCATCTGAAAATTTTACCTTGCTCAGTATCAATTTTTGTATGCATTTTATCAATTGACAAGACATTTCCATTTTCTAATCTGGTGAATGCTTCATAAGTATAGTCTTCATCAATTTCATCATTCATATTACCTACATATAAGTGAGCATTATCACTTTTTAAACTTTCAATAGCAAACTTTTGAATGCCTCTTGATGAACCACTACGCCACTCAATTTCCACGCTATCAAAATCATCATAGTTTGGAAAAGAGTAGCTATTCTGAGCTACTCCGTCCAAGCCACCATCAAAAATCGTTGTCGGAGTTGGTAATCCTTTTTCTCCAAACGACTGAATAATTAGATCAATTTTCTTATTTTGACAAGCTATTGTACCAATTGTTCCGCAAATAAAACAAATCATAGCTTTATTCATATTCCAAAGCCATGAAATCAATTTAACAAAAATACATTTCCAAGAATTTATATCGCATAGACTTAAAGAATTTAAGTCATTCATCACAGTACCTAGTCCATAATCGTTCAATGCATTCATATCGTCGCATGAACTATTTGATTTCCCTTTATACGGATGAATTCCATTATCTGCAGCGATATTTTTACAAATTTCTTCATTTATTTCATTTAAACAGAAACTTGAATCTCCATTTGATATTTGTTGCCACGCCTTATTTGTATCAATGGAGATTTTATCTGAATTATCACTTGCTACACTTATACTAGCATTAGATGTATATGTTGATACATTATTATTTTGCCCACACGAACTACATCCCATATTTGTCTCCTATTCTATATATGCTGGTGGATTACCTTTATTATTATTTTTGAATTCAATCTTTACATTTGCTCTATCATCTAGCGAAGTTTGCAAATTATCATTGTACAATTCTAAGAATTGAATCCAACCACTTGATTCGCCTTTTTTTACAGTACCTTTTTTATCAATTTTTATTGTTTTATTGATATTTTCTGAGAAACTGCTATTTGAATTATGTGCTTTAGTATAGATTTCTTGTTCAGAAGAATCTTTAACATACAGATGTATAACGAAATCAATATTTGCATTTTTGCCATCTGAAATATATTCAATTTTTTTAACTAAAACATCTCTAATCTGCCAATCGAACGCTCCATTGTCTGCAGAACGCATACCAAAATTTACAGTACCTGTGATAATCCCTTGCCCAATCCTAGACGTAGGGTCGCTTGGTTTAATCCAATCTGAATACTTGAACTCAAAATCTCCAGTCGTTCTGTCAATTGTTACTGACATTCCTGGTGTTTCTTCAGTAATTTCATACTTAGTATTGATTTCCCAATTCTGCTTATCTAGAGCATCCCATAAACCACAAATAGCACAAATCATAGCTTTGTTGATATTCCAAATCCAAGTAACTAAGCTAAATAACCAACACTTCCATGCTTCTACATCACACATATCTAGAAATTTCAACGAATTATGTACATCTCCCATTCCTAAATCGTTTAAAGCTTTCAAATCTTCACAATCGGAATGTTTGCTTTTTTCGGTTGGATTAATTCCTTCGTTGTTCGCTAACGACTTGCAAATATCATCATCTACTTCTGAAAAACAAAAATTTGAATTACCGTTTTGAATTACTTTTTTTGCTTTTTCAGTATCAACTAACTTTCTGTCGCTACAATCACCAGTTGTATTCACGCCGTTGATACTTCCTCCACTACTTCCACAACTACTACATCCCATACTTGATACCTCCTATTTAAACGTTCCCCACCATGTTGAGCGTTTGCAATTTTTACTATTTCCAGTTGCTATATAGCCATAATTATTGCCTCGAGGTTGTCTAATCCATACATAGCCATTAGCATCAACTTTATAAGCATCATACTTAATCTTGTTTCCACCTTTGATGGTTGAAATAGCACTATCAGAGGTGCTAGCACCTTTTCTAAGCACAACATTTGAGTAAGGGGTATAAATACCCTCTTCTTTAACCCAAGAGCTTTCTGTAGGCTTTTGTGGGGTTGTAGGTGTGCTGTTTTCATTTCTATAAACATAAAAATACGGTTCTCCATCCCATCCATAATATTGATCAAATACATATTCTTGAATAGCACTTCCTACTGCTCCACCAGTCGAATAATCGCATGATATTTCTTTAGCATTCGGGTCATTTGTTGAAATAACTCCTGTATGTCCTGCTGCACCTCCAGATTGTCCGCGTTTCCCAAAGATATAGACATCTCCAGCTTTTGCATTCCATTCAGTATTTTCAGCAACCAACTTATAACCATTGTCTAGCAAGTATTGGTGCATACTATCAGTATTATATAAGTATGCATAAGGCTTCCCTCCTGAATCTCTAATTGCTTGAACAACACATCCTGAACAATCACCAGTACCATCAGTGCCATTTCTACTACCATACATCGAGTAAGTTATTTTACCAACTTGATTTCTAAACCATTGCACTACTTTATTATTATCTACTGCCATAATCTTTACCTCCTAAGTATGACTTTCCTAAGTCATAAAAGCCTCCTGCACTTAGACCAGCAATAAAACCAGCCCATCCATAAATTGCGAATTCTCCACGCACGATTGTTAATGCATAGATTAAGCCCAAAGAAATACCAGTCACGCAATTGATGACTGGTAAGTGTTTATTGTTAGGTAATTCTTTTTTAATCAAACTTGTAACTGCAAAGACCAATGTGCCAATTACAGGTACAACTGCAATAATTTTATCCATTTTCTACTCCTTTAATAGGCAGATTAGGTAAAGCAAGAACTTTTTTATAAATAGTCTCGCCAGTACCATTACCTCCCAAATTCTTATATCCTTTCCAAAGATATTCAAGGTTTTCTAAATCATCAACTGATATCCATCCGTCTCGCAAAGCTTCATTGCATCGACTGTAAATCTTATCATGCAAGATTGCAACATTTGCATATTCAAGATTCTTAAACTTGGATTTCAAAGCTTTAATTTGACTGATTACCCACTTAAATCCTGCTCCAATGCCTCCAAACCCTAACATCAAAACTAAACTATTTACTTCTAGTATTTTATTCCAAAACTCCATCTTCCCTTCTTTCTAACCAATCAATTTAAGTAAAACATCAATTATTTTTTGTAACAAAGTTATATCTTTTGATTCTTGAACTAGTTTAATGTACTTTTCTTTATCCTTATCAGATAGACTAGATTCATTAATCTTAATGATTTGAGATTCTTTTGCATCTTCAAGTTCTTCACGCTTGCGTGCTTCTGCTAAATCTTCTTCAAGCTGAGCGATTTCAGACTCTAGTTTAACCTTTTCATCTTTATAAGCCTGCTCCATTTTATTTAGATTTTTCTCTCCTAAAATTTTAGTTTGATACTTTCTAAAAGTAGGAAATGTGTCAAGGACATAATTAACTTTTTCCAATTCTTTTTTCTTCTTGCCTAAATAAAATTCTATTTCTAACGAGTGCATATTTTTTCTCCTTTAATTTCCAATTAAACTAATATTTAAAATTTTAGTTTGTCTAATAATTAGTGAATTTGCAGAATAACGTTCTACTGCCGCTAAATAACTATTTATATGATAATCATATATTGGATATGACAATGTTATTTCAAATACAGAACCCATTTGACTGTTTGAATTAACAAAATCTTTAGCTTGTTCTTTTGTAATCCCGCTATAATTAACTTCTGCTTGATATATACCATCATTAATAGTTTCGTCATTTAATAATATAGTAGCCGTAAATGCTATTGCACCATCTCCTTCACTTCCCCAAACAACATCAGTAAATCTAAAGTTCCTTATTTTAGAATCATCTTCGCTAACTCTAGTCCAGTTGATTTGGACTTTACCAGTTGCTTCATCTTCATTATTGCCAATCCATCTAGCTTTTTTCCCAACATGAGTAACGATTCCATTTTTTACAGCAAATAAAGTTTCAAATTGTTCAATAGCCCATAAATAAAATGGCCTTGAAGTGTCATAAGAAATAGTATTGCTTTTACTAGTCTTCTGATTTAACCTAATTAAATCATCTCCTGGTGTCCCTTCAACTCCATTACCTAAACTATCAGCAGAGCCTATTCTTGTTTTAATATCATTAACTAAAATGACATCTTCTGGAACATTTCCTGTATAGTCGTACCAAGGTAAGAATGCACCTTCGCCTGTGAAGCTATCTCTACCTTCTTTATAGTATTTAATTGGATTTGTATTATATTCAGCTGGTCTTACAACTTTATCTAAAGAACCTTTTTCAACTTCAAGATGATAACCTTTGTCATCTTTTTTTATATCTACTGATTTATTTGGACTATCAATTTTTACTTCTGTACAGTTGCAAACTTCTTCTACGACTATCTTTTCACCCGTGCCTGGGCATTGTACAATTCTCATTTTGTCTCCTTTAAATCAATGTCATTTTCGCATACTTCTCTGTAATGCTTGTGTTATTGATAGTCCACGAAGCTATATAATCTCCACCGAGAACACCAGAAGTTGAATACATAACAGGACTGATAATGATCGTTCCATCATTTTGCTTAAATGCTGGCATATCTTGACCTAGAGTATTAGCACTCATATAGTATAAATTTTTAGAAGTACCGGTTACTCCACTAAAAGTTTTTACACCATCATAATAAATATCATATTTTCCAGTTGATACTAACACTACCCTAGCTGAATGAGCAGTTGGATGTGGTAAGCTACTAGGATTTACTTTCAAATCAACTATTCCGAGTGGCGAAGTAGTCACGTTCAAAGAGCCATTAGTGCTTACAACTGCACCAACAAAGTTTGAATTAACAAAAAATATACTATTCGATGACAAAATATACATAATTTGTGTTACGCCGTTAATTTCATTTGATGAAGCAATGTAACTGCCTTCAAAATTAATCGCAGGTATGTCAGCATTCAAATAGCCTTCAAAACTCTTTTGAGGATTAGTTGCATTAGTTAAGGTAGCATTTTCAGAAACATTTTTACCATTTACGATAACTTTATAAGTATCTTCTGCTGATTTTTCAAAACGTATTTGATCTGCATATTCAATTGGTGTTGGCAAAGGTGTATTTACAGTTTTACTCCAGTCGGTCCACTTGTCTTGCTCTTTACGATATACACGACTGTAATTATCATTAGCGATATCATAGAAATATTCTTGAAGAATCCTACTACTATCTCCCATTGGATTTGATACATATAAGTACGCCCACCCAGAACGAGGAGCATTTAGCTTGGTAGCATTTGTTTGTAAAAAATATTTACCGTCTTTTGTAATCTTATTGAGGTCTACATTTCCAGTAAGGATTGTCCAAGCTTTTTGCTTAAGATGATTCAAGAAGTCTATTTCAAGCTTTTCAATACTTTGATTTTGAATATTATCGCTTTTTTCGAGTTCTCCAATTCTATTCAATAAGTCAATTGGCATACTATCATTTTTCTCAATAGTAACTTTATCTTTAGTAGCTATGAACTGAACAATAGTTTTGACACCATCAATATCTCTGATAAGAGGTTGCAGATAGATTGTCCCATCAGTACCAACTTCACTGCTTGGATAGTCTTTATTTAGATATTCTTGTATAGGAACTCCTGCTTCATTATCATCGTAAGGAGTTGAAGCATAAAGAACCTTATCATCGTAAATGGTCTTGTAAGTTCCGTCCCCATTATCTTCAAAACGTACTTTGTGAGCAAAGCGGCTATTGAGCACAGTTAAATCCTCAGTATTTTTATTCGTTTGCTCAGTTAAATCAATGATATCAATTGTATTTTTCCCAACTTTATCTCTGATTTTATCAATATCATCAGAATTCTTTTTAGAAGCCGCTTTATTGCTTTCAATTTGGTCTTGAATTTCTTTGCTAACCTCGAAGTTGACTTCAAGAGTATCGTTTCCTGTTATTATTACTGATTCATCTTTGCTGACATGTTTATGGTCTTCAATAACCATTTTACAATTGTCAGGGCATGTTAAAATTTTCATTCAGTTACCGCCTTTTCTATTTTATTTTTCTCGAATAAGCAAGCCATACAAGATTCAACTTCAAGGCCAAGAAATTCAGCAATTGAAATACTTGCATTAGTTACAGTCAAGTCGTAAGCTTCTTCAGCAACTACAAGTAAATTATCATCATCAATAACTGCTAGGCTATCACGCATTTCTGCCATTGATAATAATTGATGCTTGAATATACATGAATATTTATCTTTTGCTTTTACTCCTGCTACTTTATTCGCTAGAGCTAATGCAATATTTGTTTTCGAATACCTCGCTTGTCTTACTGACTGCTTATATTGTTCTGCCTTTGATATTTCATTTGCATGATATTCTTGTTCTTGTTCATCAGGAGTAGCTTTTAAATCACGCTTAAATGACTGAATTAATCTATCATAATGTGCTTCAGTTTCAGCATCATTCATGATAGACCAAACCAAATCCTCTAAAGCTCCTGTTTGTGCTAAATAATTAACTGGTTTACTCACTTTTTCTCCTCTTTCTTTGAATTGCTTGAAGTCTTTCTTGCTTCTTTTTTGTATTTAATTCGATTTTATTGAATATATTATCTGACTTTATTTTCAATAATGAGATTTGTGCCTGTGCATCTTTTGGATGTTCTACTAGATGCTTTTCAAGTTTTGTAGTATCTTTCATAATTATTCCTCGAATTTCTTATAAATTATGTTCAGACTAAAGTCACAATCAATATCATCGATACCTCTTATTTCGAATTCTTTTCGACCAGAAGAGATGATTGCTGACTTTTGCCACGGATATAGATAATCAAGGATATCAAGAACTTCAAAATCAACATTAGCTGGTAAATATCCATTCATCATCTCAAACTTATCTTCATATTCAATTTTCAAGGCATCAGTAATATCAATATCTGCAAATATGATTCTTAGTTCACTGATATCTACATCACTTCTGAAATGCAAACTAAAAGCATACTTTAGAATAGTTAATATATTCTTCGGTATGCTGTAGCCTGTATAAACCTTATTACGGTCTTTTAATAGCTCTTTGAACTGAATATCAATTGATGACGAAACTACCTTACTACGCCTCTTAGATTCACGCTCATTATCAATTATAGATATCACAGAGTCAATTAACTTCTTACTTGTTGTTTGTATAGAAATCGCCATCTTTATACACCTCCTTACTCAATGTAATAGTATTTGTCTCAACTAGATTTTGATCAAAGGTAGTATCAATTTGAGTAATATAAAACCAACCAGACTTCCTTGAAGTCCAGTTACTTTTAGATCTGCAATCTTCTTCAATACAAATAACATTATTGTGGTCAAACCATACCTTATCCATGACATTTATGTTGCATGGAAGTTTACCCACTTTAAATTGATTAATTGATAATCTTTTTCCTTTTTGTTTCATAGAACTGATTATTCTCTTATAAGCTTGAATTGAGGCACTTTTTTGAATTTCTTCTGGTACTGTATCGTCACCTTTATATACAAAATACTGTGAAATATCGCTGATACTGACTGCTTTTTCTATTAGAACACCATGCTCTTCAATGATACTTTTTTCGTTAAGTACTGCAAATTCTAATGTAGTATCTGCGGCAATATTTGATATGTTTTGCCAAGTTTCTTTATCTTTTTTTACTGGATCAAGAATAACAATTGGAAATCCTTCTTCAATCGGATATCCTAGTTTTTGTTGTTCTAGATAGGCCCATTTAAGACTTAAACCATCAACACTATCATCTGATTTATCATTGAATACTGTTGCTACATTATAAACATTGGCCGCAGATTGAGTAATCTTAACATCGCTTAAAATCGGAATATGGTATTTTGAATTGCCATATTTTGAAAATACATAATTTTTCTTCTCACCAAATTCTCCGATTTCAAGATACCTTTCGTAACGAGTTCCTACTCGCCACCAGTTATACCATGTCAATTCGACTGCCTTATTTAGTGCAGATAAATGGCTCATTTTAGGAAAATTATAATCCCATATTTTTTCTTGATAATCATTGACATTACTATCAATGTACCATTCTGCAGAATAAACAAAAGGTGATTGCTTCATAAGTTCATAAGGGCTTATTTCACTTACGAAATAGTTATTAGGGATTTGCCTATATTCCCACTCAGCAATTTTATGATCTATTTTTACATTGGATGTCTGATTATCTTCACTAGCATCTATATCAATAATAATTCCATCGAACATTTTATCGTTAATGATAATTTTAATATCGTCATGATATTCGAATTCATGCTGATAAAACGAAGGAATTTTAATCGTGCATGACGGAACGTTATTTGGCTTCAATGTCCAACTTACGCCTCCAAGTAGTTCGCCTTTATAGTATCTTTGACTTTTCCCTTTTCCTAAAACAATAGATACGCCACAGAAATCACTACAATAATCAACGCCTTTATTTTCTCTTGAATATGAATGCGGGAAGAATATTTGCTGTAAGTTTAAATCTCCTTCGCTACAATCTTCCATGACTCTATGGAATTTTACATAAAAAGGTTTTGTATACTCAAAATCTATACAAATATCGAAACCTGAACTTTCAATTCCCTTTAGATCAGTATATTTATCTTTTAAGTCATATCTAGTTTCTTTAGAATCTACAAATACTTCTTTGAGTAGTTTATCTGTCTCAGCATCGAATATTTGAATTCTTTCTGTTTGAGTACATTTCTTGATTGGTGGTTTTGGATCGGATGGATTAGGAGTTGTACCCGTTCCATCAAAAGGGTCAGCTCCTGCCTCTTTAATTACATCAATTATTTTGTCGTATGGATTTCCAAAATAAACTGCTGGTGGTCGTGGTCCTTGGTGAGCTAGCGACCATTTTTCTCCGAATGACCAAGAATTACCAGCCATTGTAGACGGAATGAAGTAAGCACCAATAGATTTATTTGGCACAATATCGTAAACTCTTTGAGTTGTTCCTGCAACATCTTCTACGTATCTTCCAGCGACTTCTGGCGCTTCCATTGCAGGTTCGTTTGCTTTAGATAATCCTTGAATGTATGCAATATCATCATTCATACAATTTAGTCCACCGACACTCGTATCAGAACTAAAATGGTTTATCCAATTTCCTGCTCCACCACCTTCTCCGGCAGCAATAGCTAGAAAGACAAAATATCCACCGTCAAAAGCTTGTTTTAAACGAGGAATGTAGGTACTTAACAGATTAGCTTTAGTAACTCCATAACTTTTTCTGATTTGATAAGACCCAGCTTCATTCATAAACCAGTCAGCAACTTGCTCCTCACTCATTCCAAAATTCTTAGAAAATGGTTGTTTCAGAAATGCTGTATATTCATCTACCGAATATTTTTTGTAACTTGGCATAAATTTCCTTTCTAGAACTTAATAACATCACGAGGGTTAATACGTTGTGCATTTTCCCAAGTTGTACCAACTCGAACTTCGAAATGAAGATGCACACCATCTGCTAATCCTGTTTGTCCCATCGGTCCAAGTGCAGAATTAGTAGTAACATCGTCCCCAGCTTTCACAAATAAAGACATTAAGTGTCCATAATACGTCCAATAATTGTCAGAATGTTGAACTATCACATAATTACCTTCTATGTTCCCAGTTGCTGCTCTGTAAACTTTACCAGCTCTTGCTGCATAAATAGGCTGGCTTTCGCTAGCTAAATCAATTCCTCCGTGAACTTCCCCAGGTGTTCCCCACCCTTCTTGGTCCCACTCTTGAGTGACAGTGACAGGTAGATGCACGGGACTTCTCCATGTTTCATCACCAGGGTTTGGATTAGGGTCGGGTGTTGGGTCAACTGGTTTCTCATTATTGACTACATAATGCCAACCTTTGAAGCAAAGTTTATTACCGATGTAAGAGTATTGCTCAATCTCTCCCATATTGTCAGTTTTTGGAGTTTCTTCTTCATCTTTAGAAGTTTCATCAGCATATGTACTATACTTAACTAAATCAAAATTTGTGACTGGTGGATAACCGTATTTTTTTTTGATGTTTTCAATATCATCTACAATCATCTTACCTTCTTCATAGTCCATTGTAATAACATTGTTTTCGTCTAAAAATACGCCTGTCTGACCTGCTAAACCATTGGCTTGAACTTTTATCCCAAGTATAAAAATAGTTCCATATGAAGGCTTAGAATCGCTTTGAGCAAATCCTAAATCAAGCAAGTCATCAAATAGTTTATTGCAGTCTCCAATCTTCAAGTTAGCTCCTGCTTTAATTAATGAACCATAAATCGCACCGGAGTTATCAGCAGTCATTCCGCTTCCGTCACGGCTATCTGATATTCCGTATTTAACTCCTTTACCTTGCAACATTTTCATATTTGAAACTACAGTATCAATATCTATCAAACTGCTATACCTCCCACATAAATCTTCACTTCTTGAATATCATCTTCAGCAAATCCATAAAATAGAATATTAGACGTTCCTTTTGGTAAAGACCATTTAACCATGCCATGAATTTTTTCTTTTACATTTATAGCCAATGGATTACCATCGCAACTATCGACTGGGCTACAATCTGTTGAACAAATACTGTAAAACTTATCAATATCGATAGCTTTGCAGTTATTTTCAACTACTCCGCTATTAATAAATGTCTTGCCTTTGTAATTACCTTCGATTTTTGACTTTTGCCCATTGAAATCAATAACTAAATCCGTGAATTCTCCATTAATCTCAATGACTACATCATCAGTAGGATACATTGTTCCAGAATTAAAAGATAAGACTGCCGTTGAGTCATTATATGCTGATTTAGCAACTGCAGTAGGTTCTTGGCAATGACAAGAATATGATATTTTCTTCGTATCCCCACAATTTCCAATTATTGAGATCAGTTGGTCTTTTGGTATATCGCATAATCTTTGACCACGGCATGGGGGGCAAAACTTTCTAGGAGCTAATCCAATATTGCACATTGAACAATCGCATAGAGGCCTATTTAAAGCTTCATAGCAGTCTGTAACTTCACATGTATGATAATCATTAAAGTATGTCGCCGTTGGCTCAGCGATATGCCAAATACCCTCTTGTAGGTAAAAGGTAGCTACATAAGTTATATGATTTGGCTTTTCATTAAATTTTTCGGATATCGAATCAACTTTGGCAAGTGACCACATCAATAAATCACCTTGTATAGCCCAAAGCCTTCCAGTTTTATAAAGATTATCGAGAACAAATTGCTCAATGATATTCCTGTCCTCACAAGGGAATTTACTCTTATCGATTGTCATTTCTACATCGAATGTTTTTGAATTTACTGTTCTTGCTCTACACGACTCTGGACTGTAATCTCCATTGCGGTATGAGTACTGCTCTCTAGTAGTTCTAAATTCCGTTTTAAAGTCAGGATAAGCGGCTACAAATGCAGTATGATTAAAAACTAATTCGTTAAATTGCACTAACTTTTTCATACCATGCCTCCTGCATATCTACTATCTATCATTTGCTCACTCATAGAATTTCCATTATAAATATTCACATTCTTCTCTTCATTGTAATTATTGTAGTAGTTATTATTAATTATGCTTGATGTAGCATTAGAAATACTTTGTCCTAGACCTTGGAAAGTTCTTGAAATTGTTCCTTGATTTAATCTAGTTAGAAATCCAGTTCCTAACTTGTCAACAATCTTTTTAGGTACAACCCATTCGCCATTTGCAATCATTGGATGTTCAGGACTATCGTTAAGAATTACATCTCTTGTTGCTAATCCACCACTTGCCATCGTAGCTCTTGGAGTTCCATCAGATGCTGAGAAACTGAATTTAGTACCCTTTGTCGCATTGTTGATACTACTACCAATCTTCAAATTCTTAGAGAATGAATTATTTAGCATTCTAGCTAATTTCGAGCCTAAATCTTCAATTTGATTTGTTCCCACTCTCATAATGCTATTTTTGATTGCATTATTAAGATTTAAGTTCTGCGAGAATCCTTGGTTGACTTTATCAGCAAGTTTTTTACCTAAATCTAAGAATTTAGGCGGTGAGTCTTTGCTTATTTTTTGAATCATTGCATCTAAAGCATTGCTTACACCCTGTAAGTCACTTGTAATATCAGTTGTATTAATAGTTGAGATACTTTCAATAGCATCTTTTAGTATTTTTATTTTGGCAGGTAGCTCTTTTTCATCTAGATTGGCAGATTGAATAGCTTGTAAGCTTACTGCAATCTCGTTTAACTTAGCAAAGCTTTCAGCTAGTTCTCCGTAATTTCCTTCATCAAGTTTCCCTCCAAATAAACTACCTAGCTTATCCCAAATGCTTTCGTCATCACTACCCATTGATTCTATAGCAGTATTTATTGCATTGAATGTAGAAGAGATAGCTTTACTGTCTAGTTCTAGTTCTTGCAATTTAGCTAATTCTTCACCCATGGACATTATTTGATCTAATAATTTAGCATCCATGAAATTGCTAATTAGGTTTGCGACGTCTTCAAAGAATGAATTAAAGTCATATCCTGTAAATCCTGCATGCATAATATCCAACGAATCAGTAATTGCAATAATTGTCGACTTTATAGATGCAGAATCAAGTTGTAATTCAGCCAGTTTTTGTAAGTTATTTCCGATGCCAATCAATTGATCGATTATCAACGAGTCCATAAAGTTGCTTATCATATGTTTTATGTCATCAAAGAATTCTCCTAATCCGTAACCAGTGAAACTATCTCGCAATACATCGAGCGAATCTGTGATAGCAATTATAGCTGTCTTAATTGATTCTTTATCAAGATTCATATTCACTAAAGAACTAAAAGCTTTACCAACTAGCCAAATAGTGCCTACGATACCTAATATACCAAGCAAGCCAGCAATAAGAATGCCTGTTCCGATACCAGTCGACATTATTGCTCCAACAACTAGTGCTAACCCACCAATGGCAATAATACCGAGCGTCATAGCACCAATTTTACCTGCAATACTTCCAAAGTCTCCATCAATGTTTGCGACTTCTTGGAATGCTTTCGCTACTATCCAAATTGTTCCAGCGATCCCAGCTATAACTAATAAACCTGTACCAACTTTTTTAAGCATTCCTAAATCAATTTTGCCTACTGATCCAATACCACCTTCTTTATCCTTACCAAAGCTAGAAAATAGACTGCCAATACCAGGCATTTTGAAATTCCCTAAGAAATTTAAAGTTTTCAATATACCACTAACAACTTTTAGACCAATAACCAACTTGAGCAAAGCAGGTATAGCAGTCCCTATCCATGCAAAATTCTTGTCTCCACTACCAAAGGTCTTGCTACCTACGTCAAACAGCCATTTTATTCCATTAAAAAAAGGCTTCATGCCATTTACAAAATTATCTGTAAAACCTTCACCTAGCACACTGTCCAAAATCTCTTTTAATGCACTTCCCATTTTTTCTAAAATAGGTTTTATCTTTTCAGGTAATTCTTTAGCTAATTTTTTAAAACTTTCAATAATTTTAGGAGTTAACTCTTCTAATTTTTTATCTAGATTTGTCAAATAAGTTGGAATAGCATCCAAAAGCTTACTTGCATCCCCAGTAGCTAAGAAATCTTGCCACGCAGACTTCATCATCTTCATAGAGCCTTCGTATGTTTCGGCAGCTTCTTTAGCAGTTGTGCCTGTAATTTTCATAGCTTCTTGTGCATTATGAATAGACTCTATCATCAAAGGCATCGTAACTTGCCCTATGCTAGTAACTTCGTGGTCTAAACCACCATATGCATTTACAAGCTCTATTGCACCTTCTTGTGATCCTGCAAATCCTAACTTTAAATTATCTAGCATTGTAAAATTATTCTTCGCAAATCCATTATAAGCATTTTGAATTTCAGACATATTAGTTCCAAAAACATTCGCATTGTCTGACATGTCAATTATCGCTTGATTAGCATATTTGGCCGCTTCACTTTGAGCATCCTCTTTTGAAAGTTTGCCTGTCGTTTTAGTTGATTTACCAGGCAAGTTATTTATTTGCTCATCTATTTGTTCTTTTTGTTTCTTTAAATCTAAAGCTTGTTGCTTATAGTCTTTTAAAGTAGCCTTTTTATCAGTATCATCAACTTTTTTCTTTTTCCCATTTTTATAAATATACTTTGGTTCGGAATCGATATTTAGTTGAGTTCCTTTATTATTGAGTTCTTTAATTTCTTTCTCAATATCTGCTTTTTTCTTTTTTAAAGCTTCTTTTTCACCTTTGCTATCAATTGTTTCAGTTGAACCGTTTTCGAACGCTTTAATTAAACTAGCAGAGAAAGTTGTTGATTGTTCTAAATACTCATTCTGACTTATTCCAGCCTCTTTATAGGCTTTTTTTGAATCTTCAAGAACCTTTTGAGATGAAGCTCCAAAAAGTTTTTCAACTCCACCAGTATTTTGTTCAAGATCACTAGCAGCATTAACACTATCCTTCAGAAAAGATGCAGTCGCTGCTGCTCCTGCTGAAGCAATACCAGCTAAAGCCTTAGTAACTTCCATTATTTTGCCTGAAATAGCATCTAAACCACTAGCCATACTACCAAAATCAACCTTAACCTTTGAATTATTTATTCTGTCGATTTCTTGGTCAACTTTATATAATTCAGCATTTGCGGTACGAATTGGTTGTATATCTGCTTCAATCTTTAACTTCTCACCATTTTTACTAGCGATACTTTTATCAAGCTCATTCAATTTCTTCTGAGCCTCATCAATATTTACAGTATTCATCAAAATGCTATGTCTTTTATTAGATAAAGCATTCAATTCTTTATCAATCATCCCGACTTGCTTAGATGCATCTTTGACTTTTGAAGGGTCTAGATTAATACTATTTTTTTCATCTCTAAGTTTAGAGATTTTAATATCAATTTTTTCAATTTCTTTTTGAGCAATTTTAGTATCTTTAATACCGATTCGAATTTCAGTCTTTTGTTGTCTTAAATCTCGCATTTCGGCAGCGATTCTTTGAGACTTATCTCTTAATTCATCGAGCTTCTTGCTATCAATTTGCAATTGATGTTTTTTCTTAGTCAACTCATCCATAGTCTGACTTGTTTTGTAAAGAGTTCCGTAGAAATCTTTTAAATTTGATTTAACATTAATTGAAAATTGACCAATTCCACTTGCTGCCATCAATACCTCCTTTCTTTAAAAAGATAATTATTTAATACTATTCACCACATATTCAAAACTTGACATTGTGCTTTCTATATCTAGTTGAAGCCAATCTTTGTTGTTTTCAAGAATAATAGCTAACATATCAATATTTGAAAGGCCTGTGACTGACCTGTCGTCTTCTACGTTCAATGCAGCGTTAAGCATTTTTTTGATTGGTCTATCTAGTAGATAAGTTACTTTCAGAATGTATCCAAAAGTCATATCTTCGTTTTTCCCATCTTCCAATTGTTGTTTTATCTGACCAACTCGTAACGAAAAATCTCCAGCACCAGAAAGTAAATCTGCTTTATCATCTTCAGTCATGTCTTTTAGACGTGCTTTAGCGTCTGCTAACGTTCCTTTGTCTTCAACTAGAACTGAGTAAGGTTTGTTTTTTGCTTCGATTTCATCTAAAGCTTTTAATTTCGCTTCAATTTCTTCTCTTGTTTCTGCCATTTCATCTCCTATTTCATTTTATTTAGTGTTTCTTGTAGAAAATTGTGAGGATCAGTACCAGGGTGTTTTACCATTTTTGCATAATGATCACGACCTTGCTTATCAACCCAATGTAGCATTTCGTTGTTCAATGGAAAGATATAGTGAGGTCTAGTTCCGTAATAATAAAAAGCAGTGTAATCGATATTATATTTATTCCTAATATCATTTCTCAGCTTTTCTTGATTAATACCGACAATCCAACTACCGTCTGGTAATTTAGCACGTTCTACAGCATCCTTTAGCGCTCCTGTATCTTCATTGATAACCTTTTTCATTATCTTTTCGCACTCTTTAGCTCGTTCTTCGACATTTTCTTCCACAGCCTCCCACATTTCTCCGAAAACGTTTCCACCAAAAGGATTAACTGCCATTAAAAATACCTCTAATACGTTTGATAAAACTCACATTTTTGTCGTTAAGTTCAGACTCAAGCATTTTAAATTCTGTATCAAAGGAATCTAAAGCTTTATTTCTTGTTGCTTTCGCTGGTCTAGGTCTGATTATTATCATCTTCTACCTCACCTTCGACTTCTTTAAAGAAAAATACCTGTTTCTTAGGTTGTTTGGGTTTATATTCTTTCTGACTACTTGACCAACTTCGATAATTACTAAGTGATGCATCATTTGATATCTTCGCATAAGCTACTACTAATTCACTTGTAGACCATTCTGCTATCAGCTCATATGGTCTTTTTTTATAGTGATTAGCTAACTCATAGGCCATAGAAATATATGGATCATTAAATTGTTCTCCATCTAATCCATTGACTATCGAATCATAATCTCTTTTGGTTTCTTTGCTATCACTTACAAGATTATATATAGCTTCGTTAACAATTTGTGGATTGTCAGTTAATATTTTTAAAGCTGTAACCTTATGGAAAGTTTGGGGTTCTCCGAAGTAAGCTCTAAGTACCTTTTCAAATAGTCGTTCCATAAATTTAACAACTTCCTTATCACTCAAATCAAGTAATTCATGATCATCTAATTCATCAGCAGTTGCAATAAACTTCATAAGCGATAGAAGCGTGTTCGTATGATTATTAGCAGTCAGCTTCATTTTTCCGCATTCATACTCGAAAACTTCTCCTGTCGCTAAATCAGAACGACCCTGCAATACATAATTACCTTTGTCATCTTGCCCAATGAATGGAGGAGCTTCGTTATGCAATGTTATATATTTAATTATTTCATCCACTTTTTCTCCAATCAAAAAAGGCAGTCCGTTATAGACTGCCAAAGCTTTAAGAATTGATTCTAAGAGCCGTAGCAATGACTTTCTGATGATTTCGGATAATTGTACAAGAAAACAAAAAAATTGTCACAGCCCCCTTAAAATCTATTCTAGTTATATGTTATTTGCTACTATCAACTTTTATAAGTTGACCAAGAACTCCATTGTCATCTTCGCTCATAGTATAAGGAATTGTCATAGCACCTGCTGCATTAGTCCACGTCATCGGAACTGCAGTTAAGAATACGTTATAAGCCTTGAGGATATATAAATCATTACAAATTGGAAGCTCCATTTCCATGTAGTAATGATATTTGTTCATATCTTCGGTAATTAAATCCCAAGCAGTACCTTCGTACATTACTGGATAAGCAATAACAAATTTTACACCTTCCCAATCAGATTTCATGTAAATCTTATTGTCTTCTAAGAAGTAATCATCTGCAGTTAATCCAAGTTTTTGAACATTTCCACCAATACCTAAGTCAGAAAGCACTCCATTCGCACAATTTTGAGGTTGAACGATAATTTTTGGACAAGTAATTTCAGCTAAGTCAGGTAAAGTAACTACTGCATACTCAATACCATTTTTAGTTTCAAGTTTAGCAGTAAATTCTTGCGAAGTCATGATATCAAAGTCAGTCGTATCATTTTTACTAGCTAATGGATTCATTTCAGCAAATTCACCAATAAACTTGTTAGCTGTAATAGATCGTTCAATTTTAGTAGCTTTTTCATCGTAAGATTTAGAACCACATAGTTCTTCAGTAATCGTTAAAGCTGGATCACCAGAAAAATCAGTAATACAAGTGAAACCAAAAGTTGAATTTCTGATTAAATCAGTTCTACGTGTAAATAATTCAATTGTAGATAGCCTAAACTCTTTACTTTCTTGAGCCTCAACTTCTAATTGATAACTACGTTCGTCAGCTATCCATCCAGTCCCAAGAGTTGAATCAGGACTAAATAATTCTACAATGACTGCATTCCAACCATCTTGAGTAAGCGTAACGTTATAGATGTTTCCATTTGTGCTGTCACCTTTATTCTTGATAGTTAATTTGAATTTATCTCCTTTCTTACCATTTATAAGAATACGTTGATATCCAAATTGGAACTTTTCACCAGCAACTAGAACACCTGTGGTAACCTTAGCATTTTTACCAGTTTCAGGCTTAACTATAAGAGTTCCAGTCATATCACATTTATTTAGACCGCAAATCTTTTCTTCAGGTCTATCAGTATATTGATTAGAATACAAACCTCGACCATTTTCAGTCTTCGAGTGTTTAAAGCCAAAGATATTACAATCGTCTACTGCACGAATTCTGGTAAACCAAACAACTGAATCAGGTTTCAATTCACCAATCGCACAAGATTGTAATTTATCTCTACAATTTGCAAGTAATGCCATTTATTATTCTTCCTCCTTAGCTTGTAATGCAGCTATTGCAAGTTTCTTTTGGTGTGTCATACCTCCTCGTTGTGCACGAGCTTCAAGTAGTTCTGCATAGCTTAATTTATTCTTAGTAGTAGGAGTTTCTTTCACTTCTTCTACAACTTTTTCTTCAGTTTCTTCAACTGCTTTTCTTACTGCCATATTCACCTCTCTAGACGATTCTGAACAATTCAGTCGCCATATATTTATCGAAAACTAAAAGAGATACTTGTTTAGGTCTCCCAACCTCCCAAATATCTCCAAATATTTTCTTTTTAGTTATCACGGTTTGCCCTACACGGCTAGCACAGTTGCAGTGCGGTGTGCCGTCTAGGTACTCTCCGATATACTCAAGTGTTATCAAACTACCACACTCCAATCCTTGTAGCCTTTTAAGAAGCATAATGAATACTCATCAATAACTCCTTGAAAATACTTCATGGCCATATATTTGATTGATGCTGATAAATCTTTCATTCCATCAACTTCAATAATTTTTAAACTTTCCATTGATCCACAACTTGCACATTCGACTTCCTCAAGTTCCATGTAAAGTTTTGCGATTGCACAGAACCATCTACACAGCTCAGGAGGAATCTCATCAGTACCAACTGTGTAATCAACAATCAAGTCATAAGTCTCACAGCAATTACAACAATTCATAGCATTAGTTAAGTCAATAGATAAAGTATGCGTATATTCGTCATAAATGCTTTCTACATCAATCTCACGAACCTTAATACCTTCCCAAGCTCTGACTTTCACTCGAATTGTGTCAACTTGTACAAATTCTTCAGGTAAATTAACTCTAAAAATATTAGGACAACAACCCCCACATTGCTTAGATAGCTCGATTTGTAGGTTAATATCATGATTGTCTATCCAATTTCCACAAGTTAAGTCACCCCAGTTTTGAAGTGCCGAGATAATAGCTTGTCGCCATTGTTCATCACTAGCACATTCAAAACATCTACAGCATTCACGTACTTGTTGAACGAATGAATCAATTTGTATCGCATATGCTTCAGCATTTTTAAAGTTACTTACCATAGTTTATTTTGCTCTACCAATGTAAGGAGCAAGTGAATTTGGATTGATTAGACCTTCAACACCTTTATATGCATCTACACCACATACTGACTTGATAGCTGTAATAACCATCAAATGATTTGGATTAGCGTTAAACACCCCACCGAAGTTAGTAATGGCCACACACTCTGACCAACAAGTTGGATATGCGACTTTATTTCTATCCCAATGGATAAACGCAGTATCTTTTTCAGATTTTTTCCATTCATTCATGATGAATTGTTCAGGGAAATCAAGCGGAATTGCAGAGAAGACACCCTCAGTTGGTGGTACAAAATAAATATTACCAACCATAGTATCAGGTACAGTAATATTTCTTGACTCTAAAACTGGAATTCCATTGAAGTAATAATAATTTTTCGGATATGTTACACCGTTTTTAGTTTCTGTTCCTTCAACAACTTTCCAACCAACTGGATACTCTCCATTATCTTTTTTAACAATTTCTTGTTGAAGAGCTTGAAAAGCAATAAAATCAGCTGCAAAGAATCCTTGTTGGAAACCTTCCCAACCAACGATGTTAATACGGCATAAAGATTGTTTAAATGCTTCTAGAATTCCTAGAGAACCATCAATAGTATAAATATCGGGATCAGCATATTGTTGCATCAATCCATTAAATCGACGAATAATGTTTCCGTTTTGCTCAACGTCTAATAGTCCATTTAAAAATGTAAGCATGTTAAGTAATACAAATTGTGCAATAAGACTTAGTTGATCAAACGCTTCTTGTGTAGGTAAATCAGTATTAACTCCTGTTTCTTTTAATAGAGCTAAATATGCTGCATAAGCGACCGAGTTTCTAGGCATACCCATTTGACGAGCCATTAGAGTAATTCCTTCTTCACATTGCTCAATACACAAAGGTTTAAGGATTGTAATATCTTGACATACTTGTAATTCACCTGGAACCACACAACAGTCGTCAGGCTTAGCAGTCATTGGACTAAAGGACATAGTTGGGATGTTTTTAAGAGCTAAATCTTTAGTGCCATCTTCATTAACGACTTCTTCCCAAATCATCGGTAAAGTTCCTTCGTTTGCTGAAGCGTTACGCATTGCACGTAGCATACGTGACATTGGAGTATTAAGCAATGCTTTAAATACATCGTCCGACTCAATCAAAGTCGCAAAAACTGACTGGTCAAAATTAGTGCCTAATTGTCCACCAGTAAAAAAGTCGTTGATTTTAATATCTTGCAAATCCGACTTCACGAATGGTAGACCGTTTTTCATTTCAATTTTATTTTGTAATTTCATTTTTACCTCGCTTAATATTTAGAAGCAGATGCATAACCAGTTGGTTTTACAATTTTACTGTCTTCTACTTCTTTTGTTTCGGCAGCCAAGATCGCTTCTGAATGTTCTTTTTTGAAATCAGCAATCATTTTATCAGCGATTTCTTTCGCTTTGATTTCTACAGAAATATCACCAGCGGTTGAAGGGTTTTCAACTGCTTTAGGTTCTTGAACTACTTTTGCAGCGTTTTCGATATCTTCATTTGTTTTCTTTAAATCAGCAATTTGTTTTTCAAGTTCTGCCTTTTCATTTTCTTCTGTTAGAGTTTGATTTTTTATTTTTTCGGCCTCTAACTGCGCTCTTAGTTCTTCAATTGTTGCCAAATCTTCTTCCTTTCTTTCTTCTTCATCAAGTTTGAATTCAACGTGTTTATCAGAGTTAGCAATGCCCTTATCAGTCATTTCTGATACTCCCCACCACGTCTCATTATTTATGTAGTCCGATATATCAGATATACCAGCACGTTCTTTATAGATAGCCTCTAAGCTTTCTTGGACTTTATCAAGCACTTCAGCGCTTTTCTTCAAATCGTTTGCATCGCCCCAAGCCATGGAGCTAGGCTTATGAACCATATAAAGCGAACCTGTCATAGCGATTCGTTCATCTCCAGCTAAGAAGATTATTGATCCCATACTTGCGCTTAAACCAGTTAAGACAGTTGTAACTTTCTTACCGCTTGCTCTCAAAAGGTTATAGACTTCTAGTCCTTCAAATACATCTCCACCAGGGGAGTTGATATAAACAGTAATTTCATCATCTTTATTGTCTTTCAAGAAACTATCTACTTTATCAGCAGTAATTTCCCATCCAACAACACCCGATAACCTCAAGTCAGCCATTTAAACCTCCTCGAGAACAGAAATATGTTCCCAGCGAGCACGACCGCAGCATAAGTTAACAGTATCTTTTGTTTTAACTTGCATGGTTTCATTTTTAGCGACCTTATAATCTTCTTCAGACATTGTATAAACTTTATCTACTAATAATCTCGCTCGTTGCTTACCAGCAATATCAACTACTCGATATCCAGTTGTAGCTCTATCAGATATACGAACATCAATACCGTTTTCAACACTTTGATATTCTGCGGAATCCATACCTGCTTTAGCTAATAAAATGAGTTGAGGATTAGTCAAAGGCTTACTTGTAGTCTTTTCGTGTTCCTTAACTTTGTAAACTAGTGGAGTTTCTTTTTGAGGAGTTGCTTCTTCAGGTAGCTTAATAGCTCCTTTGATTTTATCAACTACACTAGTAGATTTAGGGATCACCTCTTTTTCTAACTCTTCATGGGCTGAGTCTGCCACTTCATCTTCAAGAACAAAGTTTTCTTGTGACTTTTCATGCTGGTTTAACAAATCTAAAAGCTCTTGTTTTTTTGCACGATCATTAAAAGGAACCCCTAGATTATCTAAGCGTTCCTTAATTTCTTTAATAGTTAGTTCGTCCATTATTCACCAGCTTTCTTTTCTGTTGTTGGTGGACATTCAAAGGCATTGTTGCATTGTGGCTTTTCACCCAACTTATCTGATTCAGGATTAATATCCAAAAGCAAAAACGCATCGCCATTCACTGAGTGAACGAGTAATTTTGTACCATCTTCATTTTCCGATTCACCATTTTTAGGGAAAACATTATAAACACGTTCTGCCCAAGTAGGCGTATCAAGCGCTAGAGTTTCAGCATTTGAATGCAATTCACCTTTTAAAAATTTGTATTTAGCCAAAATAATTAACTCCTTTCTTAATAGATTCTTCCAAGATTTCTCGCATTTCATCAGTCGTTAAACTCATATTGAATTCAGCTAAGATATCTTTACTCGGAACAGTAATAATTGAATATTTATATTTTGAACCGATCGGAAGTTTCTTCTTATCAATTGGTGCAACTCTTAGAGCTTTATATGCTCTTTTTACGAAAGAACCTGTCGGTAATTCATCTACGACTTCTGCGCTGATAATATAGTCTTTACTACCATCTGCATTTTCGCGAAAAATATTTTTAAATCTAACTGATTCATCATAAGTAGCTAGATTTCTAACATCTTCTATCTCCATTTTGTAATGTTTGATAGATTCTAAATTCTTTCGTTGGATTTTATCCATTTCAGTATTTGGGATAGCCATACGACCACCCGAAGTTCTAAAAACTAAAGACATTTATCTCCTTTCATGAAGTTTAACGACTTTTCGGTCATAGCGTGTTTTCTTCCTCAGTTCCAGTTAAGTCCTCTGGATAATCTTTAAAACGCAAGTAACAATCTTTGTCATTTAAAAGAAGTTTAGCCGCAGGAGTTACAGCTACAGCCAGTTCTTTCTTTTGAGGTGTAAGCCATCCAGCTCTAGCGCTAGATAATAAGTTCTTATTACTTACATTTCTTCCAATGTCTCCTCTATCTACTAGAATCGAAGGAAAATTTGTAACACTGGATAAAATATTGTCCAAATCATCGTAAATAAATTGAAAATCTTTTATTGGTGTTACTGGTGCAATTTGTTTAATGTCTTTGTATTGCTCATCAAAGATAACGACATTACTGTCGTCTGTCTTGTTTTGCTTTATAAATTCAGCAAGCTTGACTCTCATTGATTCTACAGCATTTGCTACCGCATCTTTTGTTCTTTTAGCTACTGCTGATAGAAGCTTTTCTTTTGGTTGCTCTGTAAATACAAATAAATCACCATAATCTCTATCAGTCGTTGCACATAATATCTTGAGAAGCATACTTAACAAGATTTGTAGTCTCAATAAATCTGAGTTAAGAATAAAGCTATCATCATGGATTTTAATAATATTACTTGGTGCTACTGCATATCCACCAGAATAAGGGAAATACTCGAAACCTTGATTTTTTCTTAATGAATAAGAATCGTTTATCTCTGGACTTCCAAGTTTATACCAAACTATTTCTGTTCCCAAAATATCATTATCAGTTTTAAGAGCCATTTCAGATACTAAATTTGGTTTAACTAATCTAAATTGTTCTTCTTTATCATCAATGAATAAATAAGATGTTCCAAACACTTCTTTATATCTATAAAACTTTTTAATCTCAGCTAAATTAGTGCTTCCTTGCCTATTCGTTTTATAAAGTATCTCGTCCCACCTATTGGATAATTCTTCATCACGTTCACCATTCTTGGCAACCTCTAAATCCGTACCGAAAACAGCGTTGATTTTTCCGTCCAAACGATAGTTGAAATCGGGTATCTGCATGAATATCCTATTGAATTCATCCATATTGCTTTCTTTACTGAGTTGTTCCACCATCTCAATAAGATAATTCATACATTCGCCATGGCAATTAACTTTATTACATATATCGCATTGTTTACCTCGTACCATTTTCCCTCCTTTTCTTTAATTTAAGTTCCTAGTCGGATTCGAACCGACGGTCAAGCTTTTGCAGAGCCATGCCTTACCTCTTGGCTATAGGAACATCAAAAATCCCCTTCGATGAGGGGCTGTTAATTATAAAATTAAGTCGTATATTCCTTGTGTAGCCAACACGAAACTATCTGCTTCATCTGGCGACTTTCCTATACGAGCTTTTATCGTGTCTTTAGAAATTACTTTGTATTCTTTACTTGTAATTTCAAATTCAGTTGCGCCTAATTGTCTTTCTAATTCTTCACAATCAGCATATGCAACTACTCTTTTGCTTTGAAGTTGATCACTAGCATTCAGATACATCACTGCACGATTATTTAGTGCCAATTCTGCACGTCCACTTGACTTAGCTATTAAATCCTTGCCACCGAAGTTAATCGCTCTACATGGTATTTCTGGCGCTTGTATAATCATTGCATCTATCAAGTGCTGTCCATATCCTCTATCAATATAAACTGCAGCAGCATTAACTGAACGAACTAAATTAACCAAATGACTACCTGCTTCAATCGAGCTATACCCATCTACCCAAACATTGTCTAAATATTCATAACCAATGAACTTAATCAGTTTACTCTTATCGTTATATGCCAATATACAAGCGACTGTGCTATCTTTACCAGTCGTCGAGCTATCAACACCAATAAAGATATAATCGTTACCAGTAAGCTCTAAATCGTTCTTAGCATGTGTTAAGTTAGGGAAGTCTATAGCAGTATCTTCTAATACTTCTCCGAGATACTCCCATTTATACCATGCGTAATCTCGCTCTTTCAACTCGTTTATTTCATCAAGTTGCTGAGGAGTGATTAAATCTTTTCCAGTATCATCATCTAAATATGTTGTATGTATCTTCTTAGCATTTAGATTATTCGTATAAGAAAAAACCCAATGTTTTGGGCTTCTAGGTGGATTAAAAGAGAATACTTGTTTAATGCGTTCTCCAGGTATGTTGTGTCGTAGAAATGTTGCTAATGTAGTTCCTACGCTTTCAGCACTATCGAATTGGTCAAACTCTTCAAACCAAAGCCAAGCTATATTATCAATCGCATTAGCTTTTTTCCCTTGTTGTTTATTTAGACCATAGAACTTAATTACTGATCCTGTAGCATTTAGTTTTAACTCGAATGGACTGACTTTAATTGAAAATAAACTTCTTAAATCAAGATTATCAATCACTGCTTCAAATTGCTTAAATACACCGTCACGAATTTCTTCACGCTTTTGCATAAAGATAATTGCATTAGCTTGCTTTCCTTTCTCAGCATGTACAAGCATATCTATTAGTATGGCCAAGCAAGTGTCGTAAGACTTAAACGATGAACGGCCACCGCTTAATACAAATTTATCAATGTCGTTCTTATTAGCTATCCTATCAAACAGTGGCTTGTGCTTGCTTATCACATCAGTATTGCTATCAAACTTCATAGCTTAATATTGATATTCAAGTCCTCGCCATCTTTACCTTCAAGCGATACATCTCGTTTATCTCTCCATTCTTTAGGCATGCGATTCTTAAGCCAAAAAATAGTTGCGGTCGTATCTGGCGGCATATGCTTATCATTTTCAAAAAGAACAATTCGTTCAGTCGTTGGAATAGCTTCAATAGATGCATCGATTATCTCTTGTTGAGTAGCTTCTGGATTATCTAACTTAAACTTGTTTTGAAACTTTCTGCGTTCGACATCAACTACATCCTTATCTCTATTAACTATCTTAACCTGTCGTTCAGTATAGTCATAACCAAATGCACGTTTCAACAACGCATTTTCAACTTGTCTGTCAATTACTTCTTTCCCCCTTTTTAGGGTGTCTAAAATGTCTACATGTTTAACTTTCCAATTATTCAATGTAGCTCTAGATATTCCCATGTTGTGTGCTATCTGTTCATCGGTGAGACCATCTCTAGCCCAACCTTCTATTTTCAAAAGTCCTTCTTCTGTCAGCCATTCTTCATATTTTGGTTTTGCCATGCAGTCTCCTTTCCGACTTATGTTTTTGAGTACAATAAAAGGAAGTGATTTTTCACCTCCTTCATGTTTTATTTTATTTGCTCATGTATTAAACTACTTTTTTAGTTCTTCTTTCAAGGTTTTGATTAATTCTTTTATTTCTTTACCATAAATCTCTTCGAATTCTGATAGTTTCTCTCTTCCTTTTTTAACTGCATCTTTAGTAGATTGCATTATCAAATCATTATCATTTTCTTTGTTTTTATATAAATTTACTATTTCTATTGACAATCTATCAATTTCATTGATAAACAAAACAAAAGAATTATAGCTCTCATCTGAAAAATAATTTAAATATAACTTTATTGTACTTATATTGTTATTGAAATCAATTATTCTTTTTGAAACCTCTATATGTCCTAAATCAGGTTCTATCATTTGAGAATAGGTTATGTAATGTATCAAGTTTTCTCTTATATAGGAAATGCTTTCGTTTATTTTTTCGGCAGGTTGGTTTATAGTATCTATAATAAATTTTTGACTTTCTGACGCTATAACTTGATTTTGCAATCCTTTTTTAAATTCATTATTACCTTTTTCAATTTTTTCTTGAAATTTTTGTTGCTTACCTTGAAGCTCTTCATTTACTTTTTTTTGTTTATTGTAAACTATCCACGAATTTAATAAACTTATTATTACACCCGACACAGCTATTAAAGCTGCGATAATAGTTGCCGTCGATTGGTCAATTTTCATAATTTATTTCTCCTAATTTTTAATATAATTATTATACAACAAAAAGCCCAACTTTCGTCAGACTTTTTAACCTTTATATTACATAAGGAGGTGACCCGAATATTTGCACCAATCACGAGACACTACTCTCGCTACAAATATTTACAATATCATAATACCACTTAATTCTAGTGTTTTGTGCTACTCTTTATGCTACGGCAAATGACACACTAAATGCTACTTACATCAACATACAACTAATAGCAATTTGACTATTCTTATAGCTATCTGCAAACATCAATTGAGCCTTTCTTAATATCTTAGTATATCCACTTTTTGAGTAATTGATCTGTTCTTCGAGCAGATCTCTTTTTTTATCACTACTTTGAATATCATAGTTGACTTGTAAAACCAAACTATATTGCATCCCATAGCCTGACAAACTATCAATCGCTCGTTCTATCTCTTTTATCTCACGACCTGCATCAGCCCAATCAGCAATTCTATCTTGCTTAATACCACCTTTTACTCTTTCTCCAAAATGAGGGGACTTAATCACAGGTTCTAATTTTTGATATCTTTCTTTTTGGACTCGATAATTTTTTAAAACTTTACGAGCTTCACGTAAGGCTCGTTCTTCATCAAACTCTATCACTAGCCCCTCCTTTCCTACTTGCTACCGTAATAGATCACGACAGCGACTAATACTATTCCAATAACTATTTTTAACATTTGATCCTCTCTATTATCCTTTATATTTTAGAAGTGATACTGATAGTACATATCCCTGTCTACTAAATAGAAAATATATACAAATGAAAGTACTACTGAAGCGCCCAACAATATTCCAACTATGCTTGGAGCATTACCAAGAGTTAATATTTCAATCATTACCATTGAGCTAAATATGGATTGCAAAGTTGTAGGAGCTACAATATATTCGATAATTATTCTTTTCATTTCTGGTTTATCTTTATATTTTTTTGAAAGTTTCTCCAAGTTTTTGACATATGATTTAACACATGATATTCCGAATGATAGCACGAGGAATGCTAAAGCTAAAACCACTCCAATTGCAATACTATCCATATCACATCTCCACAGGCACAGCTTCTGCACCCTCGATTTTGTTCACTTCAATGTAAAGTTTAGCTTCTTCTTTTGTGTCCCACTTATAAGCATCTTCTACTGTTGCGTTGTAACAAATAGCTAGACAACTTAGTGTAGAATATTTCATATTTCTATTTTCCACAACTCTATGAATATCTTTTTCATCATCTAACACTTCAACAGTCCATTTAACAACTTTCTCGACTTCATATTCAAGGTCTCCTAAAATGATACGGATAAGGTCTAGCTTGTGTGTATCAATATATAAATATTTATCTGAAAATTGTTTAGGTGAGTACATACCGCATTTTTCATATAATTTTTTTAAATTACCGATAACGGTAAACATATTGCCTGTTAAAATTCTATTATCAATTCCATCTTCTTTTAACTGCTCTTTATACCACTTATCAAACCATTTTGGCACTACGATTTTTGGTTTGGCTAGTTCCAAATCATTCTCATAAAACCATATGGTACCAATAGGTAATTCAACCTTATAAGGAGCAGAAGCACTATTGATCTCTTTAATAACTCCCACTCTTCCAAAACTGAATCTTTCTTTATTGATTACTTTTACAATATCTCCAACTTTAAATTCCCTCATAACTCACCTTTCTGATTTTCTCAATTTCTTCTTGCGTCAATCTAACACCTTTTACTTTATATCTATCTTTGAACTCCCCCAACGGCATTGAATGCTTAATCGTATGATGTTCTCTACATAGTGCAGCGTAGTCGTATTTCTCACCATCTACTTTGTTGCGATTGTTCCCCATTCCAACAGGTTCACTGAAATGGTCTATGTCTGCATTTTGCTTACCACAGATGCAACATACTCGATTCATCACACATTTGTAGAAATAATAATCAAGATGTCCTGGTAATATCTCATACCCATCCTTGAAAGGTATGTCATTCTCGAATATAAAATCTATTACTAAATCTGTTAACACTACAACATCAGAGACACTTGCGTTAGACGTATTTTTCAAGCTTATTTCTCTTCCAGTCTCCTGTTCATAAAGGAAGTAAAACATTTCTTTCAAAGAAATCTCACGGTTGCCCAGTAAATGCATTAATATCATTTACTAAGGCAAAGAAGAAGTATCTCTGCTGTTTAGTGAACTTTCTCGGATCAGTAAATCTTATCTCTACTTCTCGTGGACCGACATATCCGTCATAGATTGTCTTAAGTCGTTCAAGGTTAATCTGTTCATTTATTTCTACAGCTAGTTTATTTCCGTCTACGTTTCTGACTCTAGCTGAGTATGTGTCAGTTTGATATTTCACTCATATTTTTCTCCTCCCATCTCATATATGAGATTTTGTCTCCTAGCCTAGGAGTCATATTACCGTTATAAATAAAATACTCCATTCCTGTTTCGCTATCTTTGACTAACTGCACTGGCTTATCACTATCTCCTACAGGCACTAATGTTACTAGCTCCAAAGTTAATCGTTTCTTTTCTTCAACTTTTCGTTCTTGCTTACTGCAACCTGCTAGCATTATTCCTGACGTCACGAAAATTGTCAGTAGCAAGATTTTAATTAGTTTTTTCATGCTTCCTCCATTTGGCATTTCAGAACTCGTTTGAGCTCCTTAGCCGTTTTTTTAGTAAAACGAGGACTATCTTCTTTATTGCTATTAATCATCCAATTAAGGTCTTGACCACTGTCCCAACATGTAGTCTTTATATAATATACATCTTCTTTATTTTTCAACACATACATCTTTTTCGGTGCTTTGAAACGGACGATTTTATCATTATAATTTTTAAGACCATATTCATAATCAGACCTAGCAATTCCTTTATCTTTTTCTAAATAAATACAAATGTTTTCGCAAAAATATTCATCATTTTCAAATATTTTTTCTCCATTAGACCACATATACCCTTCTTCTTTCAATGCCTTCATCAAAGCTTTATAATCACTCTTTTTCTTGCACCGGTAAACTACACTTGTATCAATTACTTCTTCTGTTTTCTTAATTAATTTACTTAATGCCATTGTTTTCTCCTTTATTCAACTCATTTGCTATTTCAATTATTGCTGAGCGCAATATATCTTTAGCATGCCAATAGTCCTTCATATCAATATCATCTATTGCAGAATCAATTGCACCTAGCGCTATATGCAATTTCTTTTCAAATGGCTTATTTACAACAATTGTTTCCCAGGCATTTTCATATTCACTTACTGCCATTTCATCCTCCTTGCTCATATAAGCCGTTTTAAGCGAGTAAAATATTTTAGGTATAAATACCTTATTTATCATTTAATCGCTCAATTTGGCTTGTTTCTGTGGTCACAGTTCATCAATTTCTACTACCAATCGGTAAGCATCAGTTCCTGACAACCCACCAAACTGATGTTTTGTATATTTCACTACGTCATGATTGTCATCTGCCCATAGTTCCGCTTCAGTAAATCCGTCCATAATAGCTTTTAACGTTGGCTGTAAGTTATCTGGGTCACTTCTGCGTTTAGTTGGTGTATAGACTGTTAAAGTAACTCCACATGGCTTATTCTTACTGAATTTCTCATATGTTCTTCCGAAACTCACTTCATAAGCTTGAAGTTTAGCCATATGTCGTAATTTCTTGGTGACTTTAGCCTTTTGTTGATAATGCATTCTGTCGTTAGAGTTGATAATCAACTTCTGCCATGTTGGTACTTTAGCTTTTGAAGTAGCTCTATATAGCTCGAATTCAAATTTCATTATTTATGCTCCAGAAGTTCTGGGTTCTCGTAAATATTTCCTATTACAGTAAAATCTTCAATCATCTTAGGAAGCATAATATACTTGAAACCCTTAAAAACTATCATTGATAGTCCATCTATATAACGTACTTCAAAATGATTATCTGAATCATTTTTTATAATATCTCCCTCGTAGATTTCAACTCGGTTTTTGTCTTTAAATCCTGTATATTGCATTACTTTATATTTCTCAGGACTCATTTCTGCAAAAGTTAATATTGAACCTGCGCTGCCATATTTCATTTCTTGACCGATATTGTGATTCTTAAATGGTGTATACCATGCTCTGAATTTAATCTCTCTCATCTTCAATCTCCTTCAACTGCTCCAACCTAGCACTCACAACCCTATATCCTAAATCAACTTCAAAAGGAAATAGAGAATTGAAGTACACTCGTGTTATTGTTCCAACTTCATCTGTCGGTGTGTAAATGACTTTATCGTTTACTTTCATTCCTCTACCTCAAATCCATTTATCTTCATAGCTTCTTGAATGCTTATTTTATGGACGAATGCATAGAACCTAATAGGACTCTGCACTGTCTCTTCACTTTGCATCCATTCTAGAAAGTCTTTTTTAGTCGCCCCAGGAACTTCACTCAAGAAGAAATCTATTATCATTGGATTAGCATTTTTCCCTGTCAATTTCATAATGCATCCTCTCCGAATAATTCTTTAATCTCTTCAGGAGTTAGCTCTCTATTGCTGTCATCGTCCTTTTGAGTTTCTTGATGCCAATCAGGTACTTTGGCACTTGATTTAGTATTTGCATCTTTTTGAGAAACGTTTTGCTGATTGCTATTTCTTTTCAATGTAGTCTCAACGTCCTCTAAAGTCTTGTAGTTTTTACTCTTCCAATCTCTTAAGATTGCTTGAGAATATTTATAGCTCGTTTTAGAATTTAAAACTGTACGCCTTAAAGCTTCTTGAACAAGTTCATATCCAAAGTCTTTACAATCAAATTCAATTTCTTCTCTGACAAAGGGAGTAACAGGAGAAATGTTTTCGTTGTAGAAAGTTAATATCTGCTGAAGAGGATTTTGTTTACTCTCCTTTACTTTACTTTCCTTTCCTTTACTTTCCTTTACTTTACTTTGTGTACTTATCGGAGAATTAACCCCAGTTATTTCCTCATTAACCCTAGTTTTCGGAGAATTAACTCCCTTAAATTCATCTTCAAGTGTAGTTATTGGAGAATTAAGTTCCATAAACTCCCTTTGTGCTGTATATTTTGCGTCAATAACTATACCTTTACTTTTTTTCTTTGCTTCTAAATATCTCTCTTGAATCCCTTTTGAAGTGAGAATATTTTCTTCATCAAAAAGATATTTGCTGAAAAATCCAACTTGCAAAGATTTATTAACAACTTCCTTGACCACTTCTTCTTTTAAGCCAATTTCATCAGAAATTAAGAATGCAGTATCTTCATCCCAATTAATGTAATACCCCTCGTCTCTATATATATTGCCTAGTAAACAAAGCAGTACCTTGATAGATTCACTACCACATTCTTTTTCTATCTTCCTAATTTTTATATCTCTTAGAAAATCAACATCCATAGGAAAGTAATCAAGACCTATTTTCTTTGGTCTAGCCATGTCCCCTCTTTTCTAATTAAAATGGCAAATCATCATCATCAATGTTGACTGGACTTCCACCACTGAATGGATCGTTATTATTTGATTGTTGTGTAGGTTGCTGACTTTGACCATTTTCTCTTACTGCTTTGCTTTCAAGGAAAGTCACATTATCAGCAACAACCTCAGTAATATACACACGTTGTCCTTGTTGGTTTTCGTAATTACGAGTCTGAATACGTCCTGTAACACCAAGTAGATTGCCTTTCCTAGCACCGAAACGAGATAAGAACTCTGCAGTTTGTCTCCAAGCTACTACTTGAACAAAATCACTTTCATACTCACCATTTTGGTTCTTGAAGTTACGAGTTACTGCTAAAGTGAAACTTGTGTTTGATTGTCCACTAGCCGTCTGTTTAAGTTCAATATCTTTAGTCAGTCTACCGACTAATACAACATTATTTATCATTTACTTCTTCCTTCTCTACTGTGTATTTCAAATCTAAAGGTAGCTCTTCTTGAGTTTCGCTTGTCACCTCTTTTGCAACTTCTTCAGGAGTTTTCAATGGCTTAACATTTTTCTCATGTAAGTCTATAAACGCTTGTTTAAATTCATCAAAAGTTGAGCCTTCTTTTGGCATATTTTTATCTATTACTAGCGGACTGATTCCCATGTCTAATAACTTTTGCCTCAATTTACTTAATATTCCATTTTCTTTATCAGTAAAGCCGTTATCATTCTTCTTAGGCTTCGATTGTTTCTTTGGTGGAATTGTATTACCTTTAGCAGCGTTGCCATCGTCATCAACGTTGCTAGTGATACCAAATGCCATAGAAAGACTGTATCTACGAGCATAAGTTAATGCACTTCCCATTGCTTGAGCTTCATTTGTCCCACGATTGCCAAGATTTGTTGCAACTGGACTTCCTTCAATAACTACTTGATCTCCATAACCTCGAATATCTGTGACCATTACATTATCAACAATGTAATTAGTCCAAAATATTTTTGCTTGAGCTTCTTTTATCGCATCATTTATAGCCATTACAACGCCATCTAAGGTCACATAATCAGATTTGAACATTGGGTTGCTACCATCTTTTGACGGCTGTACAATAGCTTGTTGAACTGCTGAGAGAGCCTCATAGATATCGCCGTACTCTTTTGTTTCTTTAGCCATTACTAACCTCACTTATCCCATTGAATAGCTGGGTTTTTTGGAACATTTACTATGTATGGTTCAAGATCTTCGGTAATTTTTTCTCCAAATTTCTTTTCTAATTTAGCAATCGTTAATGGTTCAACACTTTCCCAACCATATTTTTTTATTAATGCTTTTTTAGCAGATTCGTCTAATATAAGATTTCTTGTTACTTGAGGATTTCCGTATGAGACTCTCGTGAACTTTTCACCTTTATCAAGACGCTCCTTGATTTCCTTATCTGCAGCTTTACCAATTGCTTCAATTTTCTTTGTATCTACTCGTAAATTTGCTACATCATCATTGGACAAATCTTTAATTATGCTTAAATCAAAATCTGCAAATTCGCCAGTTTCTCTATCTATTGCTGTTATCATTAAATTCATTTATTTATCCTTTCATTTATAAATATTATTTATTTGTATACATTCTTTATAGTTAAAACTTAATGGTATTTTAATGTGATATAATGTTGATATTAAAGGAGGGTACATTGATGGATTTTTGGGATTCGCTAGATAAATTCAATTCACTTACTGGAGTTATAGGATTCATATCTACATTGCTCACACTATATTTATCCTTTAAAACTAAAAGAAAATTAGACATTGCTAAAGAAGAAACTAATTTTGCACATAGTAAAGATGAATACTATGGAACCCTTTCAGCAATAGATACAACCTTAAAAAATGCAACAAGTCAGAATGAAGTAATTAAGGAAAACTCGGTAGTTATACTTTTTAAGACAACGGCTAAATTTAAAGGTAACTACCCTATAACTTCTAAAAGGAAAGATATAGCTAAAATAGTTAAAAATATAGAAAAGTTTAAAGGGAAACAAAATATAAAGTATATTGACTTCATAGAACCATTTGAACAATTCTTTGCAATTTTTAAATAACGAAAGGCAATTATGAAAAATACTCCACTAATTAATGAACTTCGAACAGAGACTCTTAATCACAAAATTCAATGGAAAACTATAAATGATCCAAATGTTAAGTTAATGATTAATGGTACTCCTCTCGCGGAACAATACCAGCATATAAATCCTAATAACTCTTACTTCGGTGTATATAAAAACCAAACATATGTATTACTATATGGAGAAATATTAGATCTTTTCTCCAACTCCCTTCATTCACAAATATTTTTAAATACTGTTATCAACATTGAGGACAATCAGTCATTGAAAACTGTTGAAGATGTTTCTCAAAAAGAACTGTTCGAACTTAAAGCTTTGATTGAAATGGGATATCCTTTATCATCAGTTCCTAATCTCTCAACTCTTTAAGTTTTTTTATAATTAATATATTAATTACTATGGTAGATATGCCAATTACTGTCTTCATTAAAATTAATATTTTTTCGAATATACTCATGTTTTCTCCTTTAAAATGTTAAATCGCCATACTTGTCTTCAAGCATTTTGTATACGATTTTATATAGCTGATAAAATCCATTGTTATCGTAATCAATACTATCTACGTCAATTCCAAATAGCTGACTATATACGATTAATGTGTCTTCCCAATCGTTCAAGCTTAGAGTTGATATATCTTCTTCAATTGCTGCATAAGCGACATTATAGTTTGCTAATATTTGTTCCTCAGTTAATTTCATATGAATCTCCCTTAGATTTGTTTAAATTATCTAAAGCAAGCTTGAGTATCGAACTTCTATGTTTACATCTATCCTCATAAGTTAGAATCCTGCTTTCGTCATCAAGTTCGATTCTGCAACTGCCTGGACTAGTAATTAGTTTCCCATTCTCGTCGTATACACGAGGTATGAGGTTTAGTGTATTATCTATTACAATCTCATATGAATAACCATTTTTAATACATAGTTTTTCAAATTTATCAGCCTGTTTCTTTAAGGCTCTTGATCTGTTTTTTATTTTTATTGTTCTGAAAGGCATGACACTCCTTCCAATATGCAAATTTCTTTTTTCATGTTATACTTTACCTATAAACTTTCCTAAGCCACTTTATGGATTGCCGTCCGTGTGGCTTTTTTTGCGTTCTTTTTTCTTTCTTTTTCGTACTCTCTACTCACTTGTAACGCTGAGAAGAATACGCAGAATAGAAAGATTGTTAATAATACTGCTAATGTTCCGAATAGGTCACTCATTTTCATCTCCTTTTGCCCTTTTCCACGCACTAAATCTTTTAGTAAAAGTTAACTCAGGTTTTCTAGGAACATTTTTATATCGTTGATACCAATCATAAAATTCATCATATGCATCAATATGGCAAGTTCTAACTTCTCCAGTTCTTACCCAGTGACTAGCAGTTGGATGATTCTGCATAGCTCTTGCAACTTCTTGAATTTTCCTGAGCTTCTTCTTCTTATATAGTTTCCTTAATTCCTCATCAGTCATCCAAGGAGACTCTATATCTACTTCTACTACTCTACCAATTACTGTTTTATTCATAATTACCTCACTTATAATTCTTTCAATTTTGCATTAGTCACAGAAGATGGTTCCCAACCTCTAATAAAATCAAGAACTTTTTCAAAATCTTTATCTTTTATACGGCCACGATTTGGAACATTGAATACTTGCTTGATGCTAGAGTTCAAATCCTTGAATAAAAGTTTTCTTGCTTCAACCTCCAAATGTCGTTCAGAAATTATTTTATGAACTTTCTTAGAAACATTTCTACCAATAGTTCCATAATCTTCAGTATTGATAGGTTTATTTTCTTCAATTTCAGTTAGTCGAGTATCAATCTTATCAACTCGTTCGTTTACTTCTTCATTTGCTGCAAGAGCTAATTTTGCTAATTCTCTTGGACTAGTTGGGATAGCTTTTAAATCTTCTTCCATTTTGTTAAATCTACTAACATACATTGCTGTAAACTGAACACCTTTCGCTCCAGTCAATTTATTAGAAACCATTTCGCAACCTTGCTTTGTTAGTAAATAATTTGGTCTAGTTTCATTTTTTGAATCCTGGTATGTAGAATCAATAAAGAAATCAACCGAGCCAATTTTGGCTTCGTCTAAATATGTTATATAAGTACGAATATCTCTCATTAGTTTCGAATGCTCTTTACCAATCATTTTAGAAACTTCATTGCTTGTTAAAGTTCTTTCTAAATTTAACGTATTCATTTATTCTCCTTTCAATTATCATCTTCAATATTCAAAGCTTTTTTGATAAGTTCTATCTGTTTTTCAGATTTTCTACGACCATTTAAGATATCAGATAAATACGCTCCTGATATACCTAAAATTTTCGCTAAATCAGACTGAGTCATATTCTTTCTAACTAGTGCGACTCTTACTTTAATAGCTAAATTTTCTCTCATTTAATCTCCTTTCTATATAAGCTAATATTTTTAACAAAAATAATTGACAATAACTAATAAATATATTAGTATAAATACATAGTTAAATAAGACATAAAACGACCACATAAATTAACATTCTTAGTTTGCCGACCTTGAATTGATTTAGAGATAGTTTTTATGCTTTTTGTTAGCTCATTACATTAGCTTATGGGTATATTGTACTAATAAAAATATTAGTTGTCAATACTTTTAACTAATATTTTTATTAGTTAAAATCCATAAGGATTTAGAGGGATTTTTATGGATATATTACTTGAAAGAATTAAAGAACTTTGTAAAAAAAGAGGAATAACTATTTCAGCATTAGAAGACAAATTGGGAATTCCTTCAAATACTATTTACCAATGGAAAAAAAGAGTTCCTAAAACTGAACGACTACAATTAGTAGCTGATTATTTTGGTGTATCTACAGACTATTTGCTAGGACGAGATGAGAATACAGCACCTACCGAAGAAGATTTAGAAAGAATGACAGATAATGCGATGAGCTTTGGTGGTAAGCCTTTATCAGATAATGATAGAAAGGTAGTAAAAGATTTTCTAAAAGCATATTTTGCTAATAAGTAAATTTAAGGTTTTTTATGGATATACAAAAAGAATTAAAGGAAAAGGGCATTTCTATTATTTATTCTTACGATTTAGATACTCATGGATTATACATTCCTGAGGTTAATTCGATAATGATAAACGGATATCTTAAAGGTGTAGAAATAGAGAATGCTATACTTCATGAGCTAGGGCATTTAGTTAATGGTCATGAGTTCACATCACTTTCAGCTCCAACAATACATATTAAACAGGAAGCCGAAGCTGATAAGTATTGGATTAATGAAAGAGTTAAAGATTTTCTTTCACTATATGACTCAATGCCAGAATACGTTGATATATATCGTTTTCTGAATGTTTATCACATCAAAAGCTGTTATTATGATATTGCTGAAGAATTATTCAAGGAGTATCTAACATATGAAAAATAAAGAAATTGAAGAAAAAATAAAATCCTTATCTGAAGAAGATAAGGAAGAAATTAAAAGTAAAATTTTGGAAGTTTTGAAAAAATAAAACCACATGGACTGTGGTAAGGAATGAATCTTGAAAGGAGAAGGAACTGAAAACTAGCAAACTAAAAGATGTTAGCATATGGTTTTTTAATATTTCTACAGTTGCATTTATAGGCTCGCTATTCAAAGACGGTTGGAAATTAGTATATTTAATAATATATTTGGTTTGTATCATTATTTGTTCGATCCTATATATAGCGTTTTTATCAATAGAAAACAACTCTTTACAGAAAAAAATTCTGCAAAAAAAATCAAACGCTAAAGGTCTCAAGGAAATGGTCACAGGATATCAGAAAGACTTAGCAACTACACAATCAGAGTTAACAAGTACAAGAGAAAAAGTTTTTATATTATTAGCGCTATATGATAGAGCATTCTCGCTTTTATCAAGCAAAGATAAAAAAATACTTGAAGAATCACAACAAAAATTAGAAAAAGATGCAAAAATTCTTATCGGAGGAATAAATAATGGTGAAAAAACAAATAAAAATAGCTAAGATAATCAATGATTATTCTTTTGTAATTACAGCTGGAGCTGACAACGGGATAGAACTTGGTGATAAATTCAAGATAATTCAACCCGATGAATTCAACATTGTAGATCCTGATACTGGAGAAAGCTTAGGATCTTACGATTTGGATAAGGGTACGATAATCGCGAAAAAAATATATGATAAATTTACTATTTGTGAAACAGAATTAGTGAAAAAAGAAGGTGGTATTTTAAATGTTGCAAATGCTCTAAGTGGGTCAACGACAGACTACAAAAGGTTAGATGTTGATTTAGATCAAGTTACCGGTGGTTCATATACTGACCCTATTGTTATCGGAGATGTTGTTGAAAAGATCACTACTTGAAATTTTAAATAATGCATTTAAATTATTTTCTAATTCAGTATCAATAATTTCATAGTTTAAAACGCTGAATTCATAAGCTTCTTTAGTGTTGCTGCTTAATTTTAAAAATGTTCGCAGCATAGTATTTAAGTTGATTTGCTCATTATATGTCATTGAATTAATTGTATGTTTAATTTTTTTCATATGGTTATATCGCCTTTCTAATATGTCATATATATTGTACATTTATTATAACATATCTATTTAAATAGAAAAACACAAAAAAACGCCACCCTTACTTTGGCGAGCGAGGCGACGTTTAAATTGAAAAACCACTTGAATAGGGTAGTTTTCTTGTACCCTATTTTATCATAAAATAGGAGGAATTAACAATGGCAATGTGGCCGGTAGAACAACCTAACGGAAAAACAAAATTTGTCATGGATTATAAAGATCCTTATACAGGCAGAAAAAAATATGTAGCCGTGACAATGAATAAGAATACTAAACAAACTGAGAATCAAGCTTCAACTATTCTCAAAGATAAGGTCAAAGAAAAGTTAAAGGACTCTCCTGTAACTGAAAATATTAAATTTATAGATTTATTAGAAGATTGGTGGAAATTTTATAAAAAAGGTATTAAACAATCTTCGATATCTAGTTTAAATAGTTCAGTAAAAAAATTGAGGTTGTTATTTGATAAAGAAACAATTATCTCTAATATAACAACTAAGTATATACAAAAAAGATTAATAAATTTCGATACAACTCATGGAAGTAAAGAAAGAATGAAATCTATGCTAAATTTAATGTTTGATTATGCAGTCGATAATAATCTTTTGCAAATTAATCCATCAAGAAATGTAAAACTACCTAGAAAAATAATAACTATAAAAGAATATGAATCAGTAACAAAGAAATACTTAGAACGTGAAGAGTTAGAATTGCTTATTGGGGAACTACGCCAAACAAAAAAAACGTATCGAATAGCATTGCTTGCTGAATTCATGTCTTTGAACGGCTGTCGAATTGGGGAAGCAATAGCAATCAAAAAAGAAAATTATAATAAAAAAGAAAAAACTGTTGATATCCACGGGACTCTTGATAAAACTGTAGGATATAGGCTTGGAAGTAAAACTACACCAAAAACAATTGCGAGCTATAGAACTGTCTCTCTTTCAAAAAGAGAAATCGAGATACTAGATGAGTTTATAGAACTGAACGAATATACTAAAATGACAAATTCAAAATATCAAGATATGAATTTCATATTCGTATCAAAGAATGGAATCCCCCTAGCAAATAATTCATTTAACCTCGCTATTCAAAAAGCTAATTCAAGATTAAACAATCCAATTAATAAGAATTTATCTAGCCATATATTCAGACACTCTTTAATAAGTTACTTATCTGAAAAAGGAATTCCACTGGAAGCAATTAAAGCAAGAGTTGGTCATAGTGATGGTTCTAAGACCACTGAAAAAATATATACGCATGTTACTAAATCAATGAAGCAAGATATTACTAAATTGTTAGATGAAATTGATAATAAACACTCAAGAAAAGTTAAGTAA